CAGCCCCGGCACCTCATTCCAAGCAGAGCCCGGCGGCGTATCGCGCACCTTCATGCTTGCAAGCCATGTCCACTCTGCGCCGTCGCCAACTGCAACGCGACGGTCGGACGAGCCTTCCCGTGAGACATAGAGCGCCCCAGCAGCAGGCGTACCAGACGGAGCGCCTGTGCCGACATTACTCGGGGCAACCCGCATCCAGAACAGGCCGGCCCCGTCGGTGACAGCAAGATACGTTGCGGGCGGCACTTCGGCCTGATCAATGTAGTGATCGCCAGGGTTATTTGGCTGAACCGAGGTCGGCTCGCCTTCGCCGGTAAATATGTGCTGCGGCATCTGTCAGTCTCCAGTCGTAAGGATGTTGCCGCCCGCATCTGTCAGCGGCTGGCCTTGTTCGTTGGTGAGCGCCCCTGCCGCGCCGCCCTGCTCGAGCGCCGCAATGCGCGCTTCCGCCTCGGCAAATCGCGTCAACAGTGCGTTGAGCTGGCCAGCGGTTACGGCGCAGTAGATGACGCTGCCGCCAGGCCATAGCTGGTCGGCGGTGCCCTCCCTCGCCCGCGTCAAAGTCGCGGCGCCGCTAACGACAACGG